TGACGTTGATCCAGAGTTGGTTCAACGGAGGCTGTATGGCAGCCGAACGTAACCATAAAAAAGAATATGCAGCTCGTAAGGAGTATTTAAAAGCATATCGTAAGCGAACACAAAGTAAGAACACTTCGCGTAAACGTGCTTCACGTAAGATGAAATGTGGTAAGGGTAAAGAAGTTGACCATAAGGACAACAACCCTAATAACAATAACCGTAGCAATTTACGGTGCATCTCACGTAAGAAGAATCGCCAAAAAGGCGCACGTAAAACTAATGCGAATCGATGACTCCCTTGTTCCAACATCCTGACAATTACCTTTACAACTTAATAGCTATGACGTCACCAGAAGCCAAGCGCCTATGGAGGCGCGCTATTAAAGAATACTTTGACAACACATGCATTTATTGTGGAAACTCTTATGACACTACTGAACTTACTATTGATCATGTCCATCCTAAGTCTTTGGGTGGTCCGACAAATACAAAGAACAGCGTATGTGCCTGCTTTAAATGTAATCAGGACAAAGGAACAACTAACTGGGAAGCCTTTATAACAAGGTTTAATTCACCAATACGAGAACAAATTCTTAAACAGCATATTCATTAATTATGTCTACATATCGCGCTCAGCAGCCTTTTAAAGGCATGACCATGGCTCAAATGAAAAAGAAGTGGCAATCTATGACGCCAAAAGAGCGATCACAGAATGTCCAGTCTTTTAGAGATGCGGCTAAAAAAGCTCCTAAGGCTTCTAAACCAACTCCTAAACCTAAAGCTGCTGCAAAGAAACCAGTGGTTAAACCCAAGCAAAAATCAGACGGTTCAGTAACAGCAACACGTAGTAAAACAAAGTATGAAAGGGATCAAGCTGCTCTAACTGAACAACTGATGACTCCTAAACAACGTAAGGAGTACCTCAAACTTAGAGGTGCAGCAGTTAAACGCAATAGGCGCTAACTCTTCTGATCAACCTATACCTTAGTGAATAACTAATACCGCGCTCCGAAAGGGGCGCTTTTTTTATGTCAACACCTGCCGAAGTGCAGGAGTGGCTACGTAATAATGATGGCAATTTAACTGATGCATACAAAGCTGTTAATTATAGTGGTCCTCCTCTTAAAGTTAAGGATGGAAATTTAACTGATAAACGTTCTAAAATTCGTCTTGCTAAACGTGGTGAAAATGGTGACCATAAACGTAAGCAAGCTGAAAAAATAAGACCTCCTCAAGGTAGAGAAGAACAAAACCGTAACCGCCGTCAAAACTACAAACGTTCTTCAATTAACAAAAGAGGCGGTAAGGTTGTAATTGATCATGTTGTTGAATTAGATTTACTTAGACAAACTGTTGAAAATTCTTCTAATCCTACAGCAGAAATTGAACGTCTTGAAAAATCCTATGGTCCATTGGGTGATAGACCTGATAATAGAAAAATTATTGGTGCTAGAACCAATGAAATCAAAAGACAGCAATCCAAAAATGTTCAAACTACATTGCAAAAGTTAGAATCAAAAAGACCTTCTATAAGATTTTATGGAGGCAGTGCATTACTTAATTACACCTCCGGCTCTCAAATAGTTGATCGTGTAAATGGTAATGCAGCATCTAATGGTCATGCAGCAACGCTAGGTGTTCCTCTAGACCTTTTCTAAGGCTCTACAAGGCTTATAAACCACCCTGCCTATACATATACATATGAACGATACCTTACAGCTCTTACAGAACGATTTTAAGATCTTTCTACAAGCACTTTGGGGCCAACTAGATTTACCTTCTCCTACACGTGCTCAATACGCTATCGCTGACTACCTACAACACGGTCCTAAACGTCTACAGATACAAGCATTCCGTGGTGTAGGTAAATCCTGGATTACAGGTGCCTTCGTCCTATGGACGCTCTTTAATGACCCTGAAAAGAAGATCATGGTTATCTCAGCCTCTAAAGAACGAGCTGACAACATGTCTATCTTCCTTCAGAAACTAATTATCGAAACACCTTGGCTTAATCACCTAAGACCTAAAGCTGATGACGCACGTTGGTCTCGTATTAGCTTTGACGTTAATTGTGGTCCTCACCAAGCACCTTCAGTTAAGTCAGTCGGTATTACTGGTCAGTTGACTGGTAGCCGTGCTGACCTCATGGTTCTAGATGACATAGAAGTACCAGGTAACTCCATGACAGAACTCATGAGAGAAAAACTTCTACAACTAACAACAGAAGTAGAATCTATTCTTACTCCTAAAACAGATTCACGGATTTGTATTCTTGGTACTCCTCAGACATCATTTACTATTTATCGTAAATTAGCTGAACGTAATTACAGACCATTCGTCTGGACAGCACGTTACCCTAAAGATAAACAGAACTATGAAGGTCTTCTAGCACCTCAATTACAAGAAGATATAGACAACGGTGCTGAACCTTGGCAACCAACAGATCCTGATCGCTTTGAAGATCTAGACCTACTAGAACGTGAAGCAGCAATGGGTCGGAGCAACTTTATGCTCCAATTTATGCTGGATACCACCCTATCAGATAGTGAGAAATTCCCTCTTAAAATGGCAGACCTTATTGTTACTGCCGTTAATCCTAATACTTGTCCCGATGCAGTCATCTGGTCAAGTGACCCTCAAAACGTCATTAAAGACGCTCCCATTGTTGGCTTACCTGGAGATTATTTCTACAGTCCAGTGCAACTCCAAGGAGACTGGTTACCTTACACCGAAACAATCTGCAGTGTTGATCCGTCGGGTCGAGGAACAGATGAGACAGCAGCAGCTTTTATCTCCCAAAGAAACGGTTTCCTGTACTTGCACGAAATGCGTGCTTACAAAGATGGATACTCAGACAACACACTTTTGGATATTCTAAAAGGTTGTAAAAAATACGGAGTAACTAAACTCCTTATTGAAACTAACTTTGGTGATGGCATGGTCTCAGAACTATTCCGTAAACATATTACCCAAAATAAACAATCATTAGACATAGAAGAAGTACGTGCCAATGTCAGAAAAGAAGACAGAATTATTGACTCCCTTGAACCTGTCCTTAATCAGCATCGTCTTATCGTGGACCGTTCTGTGGTCGATTGGGACTTCAAATCAAACCCAGATGCTCCTCCTGAAGAACGACTCCTCTATATGCTTTTCTACCAAATGAGTAGAATGTGTCGTGAAAAAGGTGCAGTTAAACACGATGACAGATTAGACTGTCTTGCTCAAGGTGTTAAATATTACACTGACTGTTTAGCTATATCTGCTCAAGAACAAATAGCACTTAGAGACCTAGAAGAATGGTATGACATGAATGAAGCTTGGTTAGATAACCCTGAACAAGCTGCTCAACATATGGTCCTTGGTATGTCTTTAGGACAACGAAAACAAGCCAGAGGATTAAAGACAAACAAGTCAGTCTCTAACTGGGTTTAGGACCGGTATGGACCCTATACAGGGAGAGGGAAGGGTGGACCCTCCTCTGCGGAGGAAGGAAATCGTGTCTTAATAGACACTCCTTCCTTCTTTACTAATGTCCCTGGGAATGGACATTCTGTAAGAACAACTAACACCCAATAGACACAAGTTCTTTAATATGAACTGGATCTTATTACTATCATTATCATCGATGTTGATAATCCTAGTAATTCTTTACTAACACCACCCATTCATATGCATAATATTGAGTACATTCACTCTACTCCTGATGGTGATGACCTCGTAGCTTACATGGCTAGAGTGTCAAACCCTACTAATCAAAATAATACTCATACTGCTCCTAAGCTTATTAAATACCTTATTAAACATAAGCATTGGTCTCCCTTTGAAATGGTATCCATGTGTATTAAGATTAATACCACACGATCCATTGCAGCTCAAATTCTTAGACATAGATCTTTCTCCTTTCAAGAGTTCTCTCAACGCTATGCAGCAGTTACAGATAACCCTGTAACTCCCGCTCTCCGTAGACAAGATGATAAGAATAGACAAAACTCTATTGATGATCTAGATCCTTACACAATTCAAGAACTACAACTTAAATCTCAGTTTGTCTTTGATCAAGCTCAGATGCTCTATGATGAAATGCTTAGTGCTGGTGTAGCTAAAGAATGTGCTAGAGAAGTTCTACCTCTGGCAACACCTACAACTCTTTATATGCACGGTAATCTTAGGTCTTGGTTGACATATTGTGATCTTAGATGTGCTAATGGTACTCAGTTGGAACATAAATATATTGCTGATGAAGTTAAACAGCTAATTGCTGTTCATTTTCCAAAGTCCTACGCTGGTATGTGGTCTTATGATGCTTGATCCTGTAAAATACGTAAAATGTAAGAATTGTGGAGTAGATGTGATCATTAATGCTAATTATCCCATTACTTCCGTTGATGATTGCGTTAAATGCCGCCATAAAAAATGACAAAAATCCCTGAGACCTTATATCGATGGTACAGGGACGCAAAATCCCCGTATGGGGAGGGTCAATTGCACGCTAGATATGCAATCTAGGCGCAAATACACGCATAATGCACGCCTACCGCACGGATATGTCACGCATCACACACATGCATCTGACACATCTGTGCGCCAAGCTGATAGATAGCTGAGATCCATTGGTATGACTAGCTTGTCGTCACTGATAAGAACAACTGATGTACCGATAAGCAAGGCTAATCATCCAGTGATACCAAGGCATCCCACCAAATCAGCAGCAAGATGAGTACAATTGCTCACTCCATTGACTGATCCACTTAGGTATGCTGAAACCTCTTCTACTTGTTTAACGTTAGAGTTATCGATCTCTCCTGTTAAGGTGAGAGAGATCTCTAACTTAACTACAAGTTCAGAGAAACCTCAAACTTACAACCAAATAGGCTGAGTCACCGCTTCGGCACTGTGCCAACCGACCAAGCCACCAAAGATGAGTATTTCTACTCTATCCAAACCGGTCCACTACGGTATATTGTGGAGACTGATCGAACCTTGACAACCGAATAAGCCGTTGAGACCGACTGCTGATGCAGCGAACGACTCGCCTTGGTGGGAGAGCTGAGCTTGACTCAGACACAGCCATGGAGATGCACAGTTTAGGTAGGCGTTGAATCCACTTGACCAGCAGGGATGTCAACACACCGGAAGCACACGGGTTAACTGCTCATGCTTACCTATGGATAGCCAGCTGTCACATGTACTTCGACTTGTACACATAGGTATTGCGTCATCATGGACGCAAGTTGTTTACACTTTCAATTTTTTATGTTCAACAATCTATTCAACAACACAGTTGTATCACACGGTCACTCTGATTGTGCAGATCGCATCGTTGCCAATGTCAAGGACGCTACCGCAACTGTTTACTACACTAACGGTACTGTCTACCTGTACACTAGCGTATCACGTCGTGCACTTATCAACCTAATCATTAACGATAACATCAGCCTTGGACGCTGGATAAATGATGTACTGCTGTATAACAACAGCAAGTGTGCACAGTTTGGCACATATGATCTCGTATATTCTGCCTAAGTATCACATAAAAGCCGTTATGATGGCGCTTATGTAACACATAGGTGCGATACTATCGCATCACATAGCACGTAAAGCGTGGACCTAGGTGCAACTCCTGGGCTATGTATTGTACCAATGTGTACAAACTTTGTTCTTTATTTACTCAACAAAATGACTACACTCAATTCACATTCTGACACTGCAACACGTCAAGAAAGACTAGCAGGTAATGAGTTACTTGACTATGTCAAGGCTACCTCTGAGCTCACACACACGCAACGTTGTCTTGGTGCTGGTTACATTCAAGCTACTAAATACGAGGACGGCACTGATAAGCCTGCCTTCACTGACTTCTTTGAAGCTATCTTGGACGCTAAAAAAGAGTTCGATGACAACACTAAAGAAATCTATGCAAACTCTACTGAGGATTCTATGACTGGTGTTGATTGGTACGATTCATTGACTGAAGAACAGCAAGAATTGTATGATGCCATCGAGGACATGTGTCCTGAGTTCACCAAGTTTGATGCTGAACAGTGTCAAGAATTCATGGACGAGCTCGATGATCTTGGCATCACTACCGCTGATCAGTTTAAGGATGCTCATTTCTATCAAACAGATTCACACAATCCTGAGGCTGAATTTGCACAATTCTATGCTGAAGAGATTGCATGTCTTGATGTTGCAAACGAAGCTGGTATGTTTTCATTCATTGTTATTGATTGGCAGGCTACATGGGATTGCAATCTCAGGTATGACTTCAACACCATTGAGTTCGATGGTGAGACGTACTTCTTCCAAAACCTTTGATCAACCTGTTCACTAACGTATCCACTTATTTCTTTAACTAATGCTCAAGCCTAACGTTCGCTACTCCTTCCACATCAAGGACGCAACTGTTTTCTACTCTGACTATGACAATTCTATCAACATAGAGACAGAAGATTCATGCGAATTTGATGATGGACTATGTGTAACAGGTATTACACCTGACACTATGTTCACTATGTGCCGTAACTTGTTGGGATGTAATGCTCCGATTCAAAATAAAATCCAAGTACGTGATTGGCATGTCAAATCTGCCAAAGAAATGATCACTGCACTACAAACATTCGTTGACAATCAGGAGGCTAATGACAATGACTGATTACACACAACTCTACGAGAACGTGGACTCATGG